AGAAGCCAGAACGCTACACAGTAAGCATATATACAAGAGCGTTCCAATGTATAAGCCGTTTATACAAGCAAACGATATACCCAAGTTAAGTAAGGTAGATGTAGGCTTACAGAGAAGAATGGACGTAGTTAAGTTCCCCCTTAACTTTGTGCCTAACCCTACTGCACCGCACGAACGCCAAGGCGACCCAGATATTAAGTATGTAAAGTGTAAGAGCATAGAATGGCGTAATGAGTTTATGCTACTACTAACGGAATACTACACCAAGCATATACATACGGCTAAGAGTATCGTAGTCCCAGATAGTGTTAAGAGTAATACAAGCGAATACATAGACGATAATAACCCACTAAAAGCGTGGCTTACTAAGTATTACGATATTACAAACAACGATAAGGATACTATAGGGGCAACGGAACTAAAGAATGCATATAGAGCGGATACGCATACAGAAAAGACCGACGATAGATGGTTTAAGCAGATGTTAAGTTTTAACGGCATAGAACACGGTAGGACTGGAACGGGTGCAGTTTATAAGGGTCTTAAGAGAAAGGCTGAAGATAGTATAATAGAGGACTAATGTAGGGTAATGTAAGGTAAATCGTATCTACCTATACACTATCCGGTTTTTAGAGGTCGCCTAAGGCTTAGTCTGCGATTTAGCCTACATCAGCCTACATTGTAAAATGGGTATATAAAATATATCTATTTTGTAATAGAATGGAAGACCACTGGATACAAGAATCCCATATCAAAGAAGGAGCATTAACTGCACAAGCCAAACGGGCTGGTATGCAACCTCTGGAATTCGCCCAGCATGTAATAGATAATCCAGAGCATTATACTGCTACTACTAAGCGTAGAGCCCATTTTGCCCTAAATATCCAGAAGCGTAAAGGGGGTAGTAAGCCTATCACCATTCCGTATCGTGATTTTCTAAAAGAACATAAAACTCTGCTCGGTGTTCTAAAGCACCCGACAAAGGCTGGATTAAATAACGAATATAAAGACCAATCCGCAGAACTGCAAAAAGTTATAGGTCTACGTGGAGGTTCTATACCAGAAAGCCGTGTAATATTAGGCGATATGGCACAAGCGACCTATAGCCCACAAGATGTAAAGCCTATTAATGGGTGGAATGTTGTATATAACAGCCCTACACTAAAGGCATATAAGAAGGGTGGTAATATTATTATAGCCGTGCGTGGCACTAACCCAAGCGATAAATATGATTTGGGGGCGGATGCCTCTATTGCAGTAAATAATCTTAAAAATACCCCACGATACAAAACCGATGTGGAACAAATCGTAAGGCTACGACAGCAATACCCAAACGATACTTTTTTTGCTGTCGGTCACTCTCTTGGGGGTGCGTTGGTTGATAATCTTATTAATGATGGACTTGTAAGCGAAGGTCTGTCGTTTAACCCAGCAGTAGAAAGCAAGTTCTATGGCGATACAAGAAATAAGCGTATATCCCATAAGGAAGACCCCTTATACCAGTTAATGACCCATAACGCCAAAGGCACAGAAGTAATAAATACGCCTTTGAATATACCGCAACCTAAATACACTGGTATATCTTGGCTGGATAATCTAACTAATAAAATCGCAAATAAACTAACACCATCGCCTATTACTTATGCTAATAGAAAGTTAAAGGCACATACAATAGATTCCATATTTGGTAGGGGTAAATGTGGCAAGACTAACGACTGCAAATGTGCCTCAGCGTTCAAGCAACAGTTAGAGGATGCTGGGCTTACATGTGCCGACTATCTATCCAAGGCACGTGCGGTTGCTAAGAAGGCTGGATATAACCCAAGTCTATTAGAGTTTTCTAATGACCCAGACCATAAACTAATGTATGCTTCTCCAGATGGTTCTGTAAGGCGGTTTGGTCGTGTATCATATGGTGATTTTATAATATGGTCGTATTTAGAGAGCGAAGGTATAGTGCCTAAAGGGACAGCAAGAAAGAAGCGTAGTGTTTTTCATAAGTCGCACGAGGCTATAACGGGCGACTGGCGTAATGATAAGTATTCGCCCAACCGCTTGGCTCTGCAGATACTTTGGTAAAAAAGTCCCCGGTGCGTTTGTTTCCCCAGTTTATCTTCTTTCCGGTAAGTAGAACAGAAGGATGCCACGCCCCAACGCCAACCGCACCCCGCTACAGAAGATGGATGCTCAACGCAGATACGCATGGTGTAGATACTACGAAGAGGCACGGACTAACCACGAAGATGCCCTAATGCATATTACCCGTATAAGAAGGGTAATAGCAAACGACCTACCCCAGCATATTAAGGTAGAGATGGAGGAGATGGCACACGCCCTAAGTAAGCCTTACGAATGCCCTATATGCTTAGACCTAATACCCAAGGGCGAACTGGATATTACAAACTGCGGACATAAATACTGCAAACGGTGTTTAACTACACTAAAAGCAACAACCCAGCCAAAGTGTGCGATGTGCCGAACGGAACTATGGGTAAAAACAAATAATAGCATAGAAGCAGAGTAATGCTATACTACGACCGCCTTAACTTTATAGGAGAACCTAAACAAGACAACTATGGTAAATATAGTTTTCTGGTTTATCTGCAAGATTATTTTAGGTGGTCTAAAAGGGGTAGAAAGCGTTTCCATTCTTTTTAACTAACACTTAACCAAACATACAGATTTAGTCTGGTATTTAAATACCGATATAAACCCGTATTTCTGTAGTATCTTATGGGATGCACCAAGTCTACGCCATCCGCCTACGAACCCAAGCGATTCTGTAGAGTTTTCGTCGCAGTCACAGTTAATACTTAATATATATTTGTATTTCCCAGATGACAGCACCTTATCAAGAAAATGCGTCACCTCATCATCCAACCAGTGCTGTAATACATCTTTAACAATAAGTAGGTCAGCCCCCTCCATTGTATCAGTTTCTAAGAGGCAGTTCTTAACTTCAAACGTCCAGAAACGACTTAAAGGCTTATAGTGTTTATTATGGCTATTTATTACCCCAGCATAACAGTCGTATCCAGTATATTTAACATCAGTCTTGTAATATATAAACTTACCGCAACGCCAGTCCCCACAACCTACATCAACTACGCTTTTAATACCTTGCTGTTCTATAAATCGTTTTAGGAATGCGATATAATCCTTATTAAACTCTATGCTACTACCTTCACCACTCTGACCCGGAAAATCGTTGCATATATCTTCACCCCAGCCGTTATACTCATATATGGCTTTAAATGTATCGGAGTGGTTCATTTTATACTTAATGTAAATATTTTTATTTACATTAAGTGTATAACGGGAGGAAGTGTTTTCTTGTTTGTTATAGACCATAACCTACCCACGTAAGATGCTCGGATAATCGGCTAAAGTTGTCATTGTTGGTATGGTCTTAACATCCAAAGGGATTACCCCATTATTACCCTTAGATAATATTTCTATTGTTTCTGTTTTTGCTGTCGCATATTCCGGGGCATTTGCACCAGTGACCCGGATGGGTTCATTGGCAACATTGTTTAGATGGTTATACCAGATAGACATATCTGGGGTCTTGCGATAGTGATAAAGGGGTGATTGATGACAAGAACAACAACAAGGATATGAAGAGTTCAGAGTTTCAAATATTGAAGATTGATTACTACCAGTAGCCATTCTTTTATATTAATCGTAGATATTTAGTTATTGTATATTTTTACATTAGGCGACTGGCAAGTCCAGCGTGTCCTCTGCGTCTTGCTCCACCGCTTGTAGCACCACCAGACTCAGCACCACCAGACTCAGCACCAGCACTCATCGCACCACCACTTCTGGCAGAGCCGAACTCCTTGCAACGCCCAAGGACGTTGCCAAGGCGGTGAAGGGCTGAGCGTCCGCCAACGATACGCATAAGGTTAGAGCGTGTTCCAGCATTAGACATAGGTGCGTTAATAACATCAGCCTCGTTAAGAACACCCTTAATGACACGGGAACTACCCTTAACGGTTTCAAAATAACCACTATTAGCAGTCACAATGTAAAGAGTGGCGTTCTGGACTTGGTTCTGCGACCAGTTCTGCACTGTGGCGTTGAACTGGAATGTGTAGTTTCCTACGACGGATGGTGCTTGTCCCTCTTGGAGGGTAATATCCTTAGATGGCTTTAGCACAAGGAAACCACCGCATAACTGCTGTTTGTATCCAAAGGCAGTTGATGCTTCGGGGTCTACACCATTGTAGTTCGCAGACTGCGTGTATCCAAGCCATGTATTATAATCCATCTCAAGACCATTCATTACTGACATTGTGTATAACTGCTCGGTCGTCATACTGGAAAGTAGACCGGAGAAGTTGTCAAAGTTGATAGAAATATTCGTGATGGGTAAATACCAATCGGCATCTGTTGACATATACTGCTGGGGTTTGCAGTAGATTAGGATTAGGTCTGGAATACAAGGTAAAGTGATTGTCTGGGACTGAACTGATGCCGTCTGCCCTAATGAGATGCCACTGCCAAGCATCTGGTTAGAAACATAGCGTGGGAACTCATAATAAGGGACGATTGACTTAGCGGGTAGAGGAATTGAAAGAGAAGGTGTTAGGAACTGCACGTTAAGGCGTGAGTCGGAGAAAGGAGAACCACCAGCATTTGAAACGCCACCGTTATACTGGACTGAACTTACAGCAACAAGGTTAGAGCAAGAACGGAGGACACGACCGACAGTGCTTGTCTGGCTGGGGCTTGTTAAGTTCATAACCAGCTGGATGTTCTGGACACCAAACATACCAGTATCCATTTCGTGAATATCGCTAAAGATAAAGGGGGACAGCACAAGTTTCTCAGTAGACCGCCACTTTACGAAAATGGGATAACCTCCAGCGGGAACGTCGCCAACGAGTGTCGCTTGGACTGGAACACCATACTCTACATTAACTGTCACACCACCAGAAGTGTATGTTGTAAGAGGGACTGAATTGTCAAGAACTACACCAGCGGGATTTGTGAAGAAGATATTACCCCACGCACCGTTGGGGATATTCTCACGGCTTGTAGATGACATATAATCGCCAAGAGGGTTGCGGATTGTTCCGAAAGCATCGTTATAGTTGGCATATGTGTCAAGCATAGTAGGGCATTGACGTTGGATACGGTTCTTATTATAATCCGTTAGGCGGAGGAGTTCGTGAAGAACATCACCCGTATTTGTAGTCACTGTAGCATCGTTAATCGTAGCAGACATTGTCTGGACGAGTGAATGGAGCGGAAAAGGGGCAAGGGCTACATCACGACCAATAACAACGCAAGGCTGGGCTGATGCAAAAGTATTGGGCAGTGCTAAGAACTGTAAGTAGCACGTAGACGACCAATCCACAGCACGGTCAATAAAAACTCCCTCTGAGGGGACTGTAATATTGTAAGTGTGCTGGGACGCTGTCTGCGATAATGCCGTATAAGGGGCGTTTGTAAGAGAAAGAGCACCTTTCTCAACCGCATACCGAGGCTGGGTCTGGACGATGCGGTCATCATACACACTTAACTTCTGGACTGCGTCGGTCATTTTATATTCTTATAGCATATTTAAAATCGTGCCATTTTTATATTTTTGTCTACTTCTTGCGGAACATCATTTTTATAGAAACGGATGAGAGGTTAAACATAGTAATCGGGTAGAGGGTATTATTGATACGATTTTTCCAGAACACTTGTATATCAATATTACGCAGTTCAGTTCTTGAACCCGTAAAGGATGATAGACGATATTCTCCAGTTGGTGTATAAGATAGGAAACCACGATAATCATCTGCACGTGTCATCGGGACGGATATATCCGTAATAATGGGCGTAAAGTTAGAGGTGGATTCAGTTGGTATATTATTATTACCTTCGCCGTAGGTTAGTGGTGTGCCGGTTTGTTCTGGGAAAATAGGAATCATAGTAGATGAAAACACTATGGATGAAATGGGCGACCATAGCGTAGACGTGCTTTCATATTCTTGTTCCGCTTCTATATATACAATAGGCGATGTGCCTATTGCTGGAGCATCCGCTGGAGTTTGAACAAAGGTATTTAGATTTTCAAACTTGCTGTAGTTGTTGCCGTTTGGAATAAATAGTATAAGGTTAGTGCGACCGGAACTTTCATTCCCTAAGAATATGTTTCTGAAGTTCGCAAACATACCAAACATATCTGTATTAAACCAGACGTTCATAAGTTCAGTTCCTCTTAACAGATTTGTTGCATAACTTGGTGAAGCCCCATACGACCACGCTTGTGTCGGTAATGGGGAAACATAGTTCGCTGGATTATTACTTGGAATGGTTGTATTATACTGGATTACATTACCACAGCAATATGAGTTTCCAAAAAGAGAAAATCTATATGTGCTTGGGTTATACCTTAGCACTGGTGGAGAGCCTTGTAATATGGGCTGATTTAGTGTTGTTCCCCCCAATGTAAGCCAGTATGCACTCCATTGTGCTTCTATTGACTTCGTGGGGTGGTATGTATCGGGGACTGCCAGTTCTGCCCCATTCCAAGCACTTTGGAAAGCCTCATTTACAAGGTCTACCCAATGACCATATGTATATACAAAATAGTAGCGTCCACGTAAATCTTGACCGCAAAACTCGCCATTTGATGCGACAGCATTAGGGGCATTGGGGATAGGTGCTCCAATGGTTTCTGGACGGTAATATACAAAGCGTTGTGCAGTGAATAGTTTGCTTTCATTAGTAGCCGTGGTAGGATTTACATAATATACCGTATATTCATATGTAATAGCATATGTTGTTAGATTAACGTCTGGCTGGGTGTCGTTAATATTGGGGATAAAAATAGGCAAATCCTTACCCGCACCGTCCATGGTAAAACGAATAATACTAAACATATACTTGCTAATATCGGATATTAGTGGGACTGAACGGGTTTCTTGAAAGCGAATGGGAGGGTCTTTATCTACGCCGTTAAGCACGTCTTTCACGTCATACGCATCGGCGATAATATCAGCATTATAGTAGACAATATCTGGCTCGTTTGAGTTGCCAACGCTTTCAACACTTGAACTATAGCGAAATGACATCTTCTTATATATACTAAGGATATATTTTTACAGTGTTTATTTGTGAAGTTTTAGATATGTCACGCCACTCACAAACTCATCTGGCGAAAGACCGACGGAAAGAACCATCTTTTTATACTCATCTATGGTCTTATCTTTGTAAAGCAGACGGACAGCACAGTGGCGACCACATGTATTAACGTCCGCCTTATCCTTTTGAAAATCATAGCCGTTATATATTACTTTATAATCACTCTCTTTCATTAGGCGGGTTAAAGTAGGTTGCTCTATATTTAGTTCTCTACGCTTTGCAGAACCAACCCATTTTAACTCTGTATCGGGGGCTTTCCCATAAGGGTCAAAAAACTCTATTTCATCTGGGCGCTTTATCATACATACCCAATGACCGTGATTTTCCGCAAATGTAGGATAAAGCATCATACATCTACCTTCCGAGTCAAAGCAATCATCAATGCTATTCATAGTTTCCAAATCTGGATATACGAATATCTTAGTAGGATGAGGGCTTAGTATCTTTTGTATATCACTATCGGATAGGGCATAGTCTATTACACGCTCTGTGGCTTCCACAGTATCTTCCATTACTAAATGTGCTCTACATTATTTCTATAGACATTATATAAATGTCAATCTCCCTACTACAAGTTCCAGCGGTTTCTGGTTCAATTGTAAGTGGTGGTGGAGGTAGTGGGGGTATTTCGTCTATACTTGCTGGTGGAAACACACTTACTGGTGGTGTATCATTTGTAGATGGAGAAAATATACAGATTACTTCTGTTGCTGGGACAAACGCCATTACCTTTACTGCAACTGGCGGAGGAGGTGGTGGAAGTTTAAATAATGTGACTGCTACAATAGGTTCTGGTATTATTGTCGGTGCTGTTGCTGGTGGAGTTCAACCCATAGCAACCGATTTAGTTGCTGGTGGGGGTATAGGCATTGACAGAAGTATTGTTAATAATGGTATTACGATTAATAATACTGGTGTTAAACAACTATCATTTAACTCTGCTCCATTTACTGGCGATGTAGCGATACGTGGTGATAATGGTATAGAGATTAATGTTATTGACCAATCAACAGTAGCATTTACAAATAGTGGTGTGGTCGGTTTAACTGATGGTAATACAATAGCGACTGGTATTATAACATTAGCGGGGCAAGGTTGCACTATTACGGCATCAACTGACCCAGAACCAGCAATCCTTATATCGGTATTACCACCAACAGCACCGACATCTATTACAAATGGCAACTCTGTATTATCAATTGACACTGGTGGTAATATAACGGCTGATACATCAAAAAGCAGTGGTAATATTGTATTATCTGGCAATGGAGAAACAACCACTGGAACAGCAAATCTGTTTATAGCCAATGGTGTCCCGGGTAGTATAGCAATAACGGGTAATGTAGATATAAAAAGCGATATTGGTGGAGGTAATCATGTAAATATTACATCGGATACGGCTTCTATCGCAATAGGTAATGATACAATAAATCCCACTATAACACTAAAGACCCTAAATAACGATATTACATTAACTAACTCATCTACGCAAATAGTATGCGGACTTGATGCCGATACAGCGCCAATAACTGGTTTATTTGTTTCACCTACACGTCTACTATGGAATAATGCAACAATAGGAGGAGGTGGTGGTGTGACATCAATCTCTGATGGAACTACAGCACTTACTGGAGCAATAACAGTAGAAAGTGCCGACGCAAGTATAGAGGTCACTGCAAAATCTGGCGGAGATACTCTTAATCTATCGGTTCAAAAGGCA